AAATATTCGTAAGCATAATGCGACAGCAAAGCCATCATTTCATCTTTCAAATGGCGAATGAGCCGTAGCATCTGGGCATTGTTGGTTGCAATCGTGTTGCGCCGTTCAATCTTGTCTAGAGTGCGAATGACGATTGGTTCTTCTCGCAAGTATTTCGGCAGTGTTATGTTCGCCAAGCGGTTGTGGAACTGATCCAACTCAAACTCCACCTTCTTGCGAGGCAATCTAGAATAGTTCTCCAGCATGTATTCTAGCGTTCCCAAGTCGCCATACACGATATACAGCCGACCTAAATCGCCGTTGAAAAGGTTGGATAAGATAGGTATGAGCGAGTTCATGCGCTCCAGTCGTGCTATGGAAAAGAGACGCTTTGCCATCTTGTAGTAGTTCTTCTCATGATAGAGTTGGTAGGTGCTTTCTTTGAGCACTTGAAGAACATTCTTGATTTCGCCATTCAGTAGTTTGCGTCCCTTATAGAACTCATAAATGACCGAGAACTCGGTAAAGCGATTGCCTTGTACCCAGCTTATGCAGTCCAGCTTGGAAATGGTTGGGCTCACAATTGCGTCTTCTAGCGTAAATCGGCGACCATCTTGAAGGTGCTTATACCCTTTCAACACCTCGTTGGGTGTCCAACGCAGAATATTGAACCGCAGATCTCGTTTGATTTCTAGTAGTTCGTAGGGAGTTATGTGGGGTTTCAGCATTGCGAAGGCAATATCTCGCTCTTGCCGAGAAATAATAGTCTCGTCATGAAGCGCTTGTACCTTTGCCTTAATCCGTTTTGGATCGTATCCTCGCACTTGACCATTCTGGATATACGCCTCATCTCCAATCACCTTCCATTCCTCTACACTTCCCATCTTGATGTCGCCAATATAGGTTAGGTTGCTGTGTAGCAATTTCTTAATCATAGACTGGAACTTCCGTGCTGTTGCGGACAGACTGCGCACTTGCACTTTCTCGTAAGCATCGTAATCTCCAGCGTATAACTGCGCCTTCAGTTCTGCCGATCCCATGAGTTCCAGCCCCTTCAAACCAGTAAAGGACATTTGCCGTAGTACCTCCAAGACATCACTAGCGTAGTCTTGCGGTAGTTTTCTTTTCGCCAACAAATCAGTCATCTCTATATTACTACACTATTTTCTATGAAGCAAAAGGGGTGTATGATGATAAGAGTTTTCAAGCGATGTATGTAGTGTAGGGACAATCGCAAACTTTTTGTCCAGACCGATTTTTTGTTCTCGTATAGGAGAAGTTTGCGATTTACCCTACACACCCTACATCGTAGGAAAAGGCATTTACACATACGACACTAAAGGAGAGTATAACATGGACTAAAAATCAATATTCATAAACGATAGAATATGTTGCATCACTGGAACACTGAACGCATTTCCAATACATTTATAGCGGTGCGTCTTTGATATTCCTTCAGTGTAGTTGTCTGGTAGTCCCATTAATCGTTCGCATTCTATAGGCGTAAGGCGACGAATATTGTTGCTTTTAACAGCATACAAGCCTACACCAGATGTAGTTGATTTACCTTCAATACTATATACTCGTAGCGCTTGACCTCCAACATTACAAGCATTTTTATCACCGAAATACCCTATTTGATGAAATCCATGCGGTTCTTTTTCAATAGTGATTAGTTTGCCAGTTGGAGATTTTACTTCCACACCAGTTTCCAAAATATTTTTTAATACTATTCCTCTGTCTTCTGGTAATTTAACATTTGGAATGTTCGTCCAAAAATATCGTTTGCGACATTGTGCAGATACTAACGATGCGTCAATCATTATAGGATCAACTCCTAATTCTTTGGTTATGATGTCTCTATCTTTCTTCGGCATAGAGGCAACATTTTCAAGTATAAAATATTTTGGTTTGCTGTCTCGCAAAACTCTCACAAACTGCCAGAATAATTTGCTGTGGTCTCCTTCCAATCCTTTGCGCTCCTTCTTTGCGATTGATAGGTCGGTGCAAGGCGACCCTCCTACAAGTAAATCAATACCAGTAATACCAGAGATGTCGCAAACATTCCCAAGATGCTTGATGTCTGGATAGTTTTTTTTGCTTATTTTAATGGCGTTTGGTTCAATCTCACTAGCGAGATATTCAACTGGTCTGCCCCCAAGTGCTACTCGTAAGCAACTGATGCCGTCAAACAATGATAAGACCTTCATTATAATTATCGTTTGATTTTAATTTCTCATTTTTGTGAAACCGCACCAAAATGAGAAATGTTCGTTCATTTGGGAAAAATAATCTCCCCAGACTTTATAAAAGGAATGTTGGACAAGTTTGCTCACCTCTCGTGCCAAAAGTCAAAGAAGCAGTTGGATCTGGAGTTTGGAGAACTAGGAGAGCGCCTTGCCCTACCTATTTTAGATAATTTTTTTGGAGGAAAGCACTTGAAGAGCGCCTCGTCGCATGACCGCTGGGATTACATTCTAGACGGCGACCCAAGTATTCGCCGAGAGCTCAAGTCTCGTCGTATCCGCCACAACGAGTACGAGACTGCAGTGCTCAATCATTCCAAGATCCTCAACCAGAACCCTAATATCAAATACACTTATGTATGGCATTACACGGACGGCTGGTATTACCTAGACTACGATGTGAATATTTGGACAAAGGAGAACGGCTTTGTGATTACCATGATGAATTGTTGGCGAGATGGTCGGTGCGAAAGTCAGCCAGTCATCAATATTCCTCACCGCCACCTTATCAAGATTAGTGTTTAGTATTGTTTTATAGGCGAGTGTGGTGCGTCATAACCTTTCCAAATATGCCATCAAATCCACCACGACGATGGCGACGACGACCAGAGCCAGTGCCTAGCGGTAAGGCTCGGTCAAAAAGGTTTTCTCCTTCCTCTTCCGCTTCCACTGCGTTCAGTGCTGGATTACCACGCATGACTTGACGAATGCGCTGGACAAGTGTCTTGCGAATAGCAGTGTAGCGAGTACCAGCACGAGGTGTGTAATTAGTGTATGGAGACCATTCAATCGCAATATCGTAAATGGCTCGTTCTAGCGGTGTGCGGTAGTTTTGCTGACGGCGTTTTGCTTCTGCTGTAATTTCGGCTTGGGAGCGATAGAGCGGAAGATTACGCTGTTCCATCTCTGGTACTTGGACGACTTGCTCGTCATCTGCTCGTCCCTCTAGTTCCTCCTCGTTATTGTCAAAAACCGCCCTTTCTGCGTCTTGTGGTTCATCTCCCTCATTCGCAATCTCTTGTTCTGTCGCTTGAATAACAGACTTCTGGAGACGAGCCAGACCGACTGACCGCAGAATACTCTTCACCGCTTGAATACGCTGGGGTAGTTGGAGATTTACGACGCTCATGTATGCATCTAGCACTTCTCTGTATTGCTGGGCAAGGCTGGAGAACTTATTGCCTTTGGCGAGTTCAGTATTCCAGATAGTATTGAGAGCCCTATCAACATCTACTAGTTTCTGTACATCATTGCGGTCATAGAACGGAAGCATCTCGTAAAACTTAAACAGCCAAGCCTTGAGATCTTGCTCTCCAAGTTTGAGTTTATCGTTATTTCCGCTCAAAAACTGATCAATAATTGTGGAAAGTTCCAAATCGCTCTGCGTCATCATCGCTTGTTTGCGAGAGAGTTGTGCCTCATGCGAAATCTCTGGAGGTAGAGGAATATCAAAGCCTTGTAGCTGATTACGGAACTGCTCGGCACGAGCGTCAAGCATACGGCGTTTGTATCGTTCTCCAGCTGGTGTCGTGAGCGCTCCAGCCGTTCCAGAACCAGACAGCACACCGCCAGTCCATTTGCGTAGAGCTTCCATGCTTTCGTCCTTATTTACAAACAACGGCATCTGTGCAGTGTTTCCAGACGGCTGAATACGGAAACGAGGAGTGCGATCAAAGATACGCTGGATTGACCGAGTAGCTTGAACCTTTCCCATAGCCATACGATTAGCATCAGCGCCCCAGCCGTGCGCATCGCCTCCATGTTGTACGCTGATTGGACGACCAATGGGATTGGGGAAGTTCTCCTCTCCTAACGACCGATACTGATCGGCAATGTAAGGAAAGGTCAGCGAGATATTGCCTTTGGCGGTAGGCGTGTATCCAATCGGCATTTGATATGTATATTGATACAAAATATTATAAATCAATCAAATCTCACAACTACATTTCCCTCATGGAATATCACACCCTTGAGCCTATCCTTCTTCTTCACATATTTGCGTTTTGGTTTCACCACTTTTGTATCACATTTTGTAATTTCTTTGATTACAAGATGTGGGCTAGTTTGCGGTTGCTGTTGTTGGTCTTTGTCCATTTATTGTTAGGTTTGATTTTTTCAGTAGAGCCCTTCCGCCTTGACGATGCGAGAAGCCTCTGGGAGACTGCAACCACGCTCTGCCATCACCTTCTTGACGATCGCACCACGAGCCGAACGAGATCCGCCAGTGGAAGCACCGCCATGAAGATGAGCATTCCAATTATTTATCCTCTCTACTTTCTTATCGTGTTTCGCTTGTTGTTCTGGTGTCCTTACCTTATTCTGCTTATTAAGGAACGCCGTAACACTACCCATACCGCCAGTCATCGCACCACCGATATGGCTGTCAAAGGCATAGTCGCCGTCTGGGAGAATGCCTAGACGAGCGCTGACCGCCCTAGCCCTTGTACCTCCACGCTTGACTTGTCCATACAAACCGCCAGTGGAAGCACCGCCACGCATGAGGCGACCTTCGGCTTGGTGAGCCTCCATTGCCTCATGGAGCAGTTCGCCCTCACGACGATGCTCACGAGATGCCGTATTGCGACCACGACGGCGAGGGCGACCCACACCGATCATATTCAGTCCGCTATTGATCGTTGAACCAGCATTATCAACGCCGAACTGCTTTCCAATGAAGTTGCCGACTGGCTCAACCGCCTTACGAGCAAGATCGCCAATGTGGTCGCCAACCCAATTTACACCTTGATTGACCTTATCGCCAACCCAGTTTGCGCCCTCCTTGATCTTGTCCCAGAGCCAGAAACCGCCGTGCAGAGCATGAGGGTGGTGATGCCAACTGATGCCCTCGTAGTGAGGGTGGCGCATTCCATGAGGGTGGATAGACTTACGACGACGACCTAGACCAATCGCCTTGAGACCTTGATCCGCCAGTGTTCCAGCAATTGGGAGACCGAACTCCGTACCAATGAGATTGCCGACGACTGGGACTGCCTTACGAGCCAAATGTCCAATAGGCGTTAGGACATTCTCATACACTGCCTTACCAGCATTCTTAATCTTGTCCCAAGTATCGCTCCAGAAACCACCGCCAACGGCTTGGGGGTGTTCATACCAATGGACACCCTTCATCGTAGGGTGAGGCATTCCGTGATACAGCATACCGCCAGTGGAAGCACCGCCCAAACCGATTGTTCGCTTAAGATTGCGTTCAAGATGTGGCTCTGTAATAAGACGAGGCAGATCATCACGATTAACACGACCCATATCAAAATTAGCATAAGGGCTAGGGGCTAATCCATTTACAATACGGCTCTCGGTGTAAGGATTTAAACCTCCAGTCATCGCACCACCTTGATGACCGAAGCCGAATAGAGAATGGGCTGGAAAGATGAGATCCATAGCACCAAACCCACCAGTCATTGCACCGCCAGTGGAAGCCGAACCCATCATGTGCCGATGCGTCGCCTTCTGGTTCGCACGATGGCGCTGGGCTGGTGTCGCACCATATCCCTCTAGAGCACGATGCTGGGCAAGTTCCATCTTGGCTTCATGTACCGCTGGACTACGAATAATACTGGAGACACCACCAGTCATTGCTCCACCGCATGACGCTCCACCCTTACGACGACCAGCTCCAATAACACGAGACGGCATTTGATCGTCCATTTGTATATCTTATGTGCCGATTATTTCTGGGGCAATTCACAATTCGCCATATCTTTTTCACGCCATATCATATAGAGAGAATGAACATGCTCAATTTGGATATTGGGAATGATTTTGGCGTGGGAGCTGGTATGCCCAAAGGGAATAAGAAGGCTGGATTTGTAGGTTTAATGTTGGCGAAAAAGCATTTGCGCAAAGGCGTGAATGATTACACTCCCCCAGCAACCGAAAAGAACACACCAGCACGATTTGATGTGGGACGCATCACACAGCCATCTGCGTATATCCAGAATGTATATGGACAGCAACGCCAAGCACCAGCGCCTCGTCCTCGTGGTCGTCCTCGTAAGGAAGTTGCCGAGCGGTCTGCTCGTGGTCGTTTTCTAGCTGGTGAGCGAGAACAACTGGGAGAGGAGAAGTTGGCTCAATTGCGTGAAGCTGAACGCTTACGAGCCCAGAAGGCACGAGACAAGAAGGCGGTTGCGAAGATCAATGCAATGGCGGAAGGTGAGGCGAAGGAACAAGCAAAGCGGAACTTCCAGTTGCTACAGCAAAGTCGTGGGGCTGGAATGACTGGCGGTTTAAGTCCCAGCCAAGATAAGACATTACGGCATCTCTTTGGAATGCCGAAGAAGAAGGGTGGCGCAATGCCGAAGCAACAGACCTTCTGGGAAGGCGCAAAGGCTTCGTATGCGAACCCTCCTCCGCAAACGATTGCCGACAACTTCCACATCGTTTTCAATACGCCGACGATGGACGCTTACCTCAATGACGGCACTCGTACCATTCTTGTAGCAGTGCGTGGAACAAAGCCGACCGATGTAAAGGATTTATCGGCTGATGCGTCGCTGGTCATCAATGGTCTATCTCGCACGGATCGGTACAAGACGGACAAAGCATCTATGGAACGCCTCCTCCAGATGTTCCCTCCTAATCAGTTTGAGTATTACCTAACAGCCCATAGTTTGGGCGGAGCGGTGGTCAATTCGCTCAAGCGAGATTTCCCCATGCTCAAGAATGCAGAGGAGTACAACCCAGCCTACCAGCCGTATGATTTCTTGTCGCAACAGACTGGAAGTATTCACCGCAATTACATCAACACCGATGCGCTGTATCGTCTAGGTGGTCGGTTTTTCGGCAATACGAAGGTTCTGCCTCCGCTGACCAATACGACTGCTCCTTCTGGTGTTATTGGGAATGTAATGACTGCGTACGAAGGACATGCGCTAGACAACTTCAAGGGACGAGGCAAGATGGTGCAGATGCCAGAGCACCTTCTCAATGTCCTTGCCTAACCTAAACTAACCAAAACTTAAGCGAAAAATATATCATCATAATAAATGAGGATCTTATCATTTATTACGATGATTGCTTTGGCTCTAGCCACCACCACTTTGTCTCCGTCTAGTTCTCGTATAGTTGTTCGTTCTACGCCTACACCTACAGATACTAGGTCTCGCATGGTTAGTCCTACGCCAACTTCCACTGCTACTCGTAGTCGTACTGCGACAATTACGATTACGCCCACCCATACGCATACGATTAGTTCTACGGCAACTCGTAGTCGTGGAGTGAGCGCAACGACAACAGCAACACGCACAGCAACCGAAACTCGTGGGATTTCGTCATCAACTTCAAATACTGCGACGAATACGCAGACGCAGACCGCAACACCGACCAATACACTAACGCAGACTGGTACGCAGACTGGAACACTGACCCAGACTGGAACACTGACCCAGACTGGAACACAGACTTCAACACCATCTGCAACCCCTCATGTTGTGGCTCAAGCGCAACCAGACCAATCACAAGCACAAGCACCACCGAACATTGTGTATATTGCGATCGGCAGTGTTATGGGGTGTCTGGTATTGATGACAATCGTCGTAGTAGCAATTGTCGTCAATAATAAGAATAAGAAACCAGTCTCGCATTTCCCCACCATGATGAATGTACCAACCCATGCGTTTGATAATCCTATTCCATCAACACTTGCGTCTAGCCGAGTGCTATTCCCACCTATACCTCCACGAGACTAAACATTTTTGATGTTCTTTAAATGGTCGCTCCATGACTTTTGTGTATGTAGTGTAGGGTAAATCGCAGACTTTGTGGCTTGGCTCATTTTTCGTCTCGTCTAGGGGAAAGTTTGCGATTGTCCCTACACACCCTACACAGATGTTTTCCATTGATAAAGTAAATGACCGACCTAGAAAGTATGTTGATGCTAGTGCTCATGGGGTTGATTATTCTCACAACGCTACTGCTTCTCCTTTGGCGGTACTGCGAAGGGGATCGGTGTGGCTGTAATTAAAGGGTTTAAAGAAAAGACACATCATAATAGTAAAGAAGATGTCATCGGCATACGCTCGGTATTATGCAAAGAAGCGAGATGAACTGACCGCCAAGATGCGAGAAAAGTATGATCCAGAGAAGAAGAAGGCTTACTACAATGAACATGCTGACCAAATCAAGTCCGCAATGGCGGATCGTTATAGACGGCAGAAAGAGGAGCGCAACAGCCAGATGCTTCACGAAATCCTTTCCAAGAACCCCCCAGACAATATCAAGGACAAGGTCAATGAGCTTCTCAACACTGATATTGCCACGATCCATAAGCGAACACTTACTTTCCTCCAGAAACAAATTGCGTAAATAGTCCGCTGGAAAAAAGTATCCCCAGAATATAAACAAGATGAACCGAACCAACGACTTCATGCTCAATCTTGTAAAAACTCTAGTAGAGGTTCGCAAGGTTGCAGAGAGTACCGCCAATCTGTATGTGAAAAATCTCTGGACACTCAACAATGGTGTTCCTTACAAGAACCTTTCTTTTCTGCGCAAGACTGACGATGTTGATGCGAAGCTGTCCAAGTATGCCGACAGCACTCGCAAGACCTACCTTGCCTCCATCGTATCGGTGCTGTCGCTGATGAAGGACAAGCCGACCTACAAGAAGATCTACCAGCACTACTACGACCTCATGATGAAGAAGGCGAGTGAGATGAAGGCAAATGAGACGGACGGCAAGACGGACAAGCAAGAGGAGAACTGGCTGACTTGGGACGAGGTACTAGCCGTCAAGAACTCGCTCAATGATGCTGTTAAGCTGTTTGTGAATAACAAGCAGATTACGAATGCGCAGTTCAATATGCTCCTAGCCTACCTTGTGCTGTCGCTCTATACGGACATTCCTCCTCGTCGCAACCAAGACTATGCGGACATGTATGTCGTGCCCAAGTGGAACGATGCGATGGACAAGAACAAGAACTACTACGAGCTCGTCCCAGCGCAGTTCATCTTCAACCGCTACAAGACGGCAAAGAAGTATGGAACGCAGACCCTAGCCGTGCCTCCGTCTCTAGTGGAGGCGATTGCGATGTACCTCAAGCACCACCCCTTGCACAAGGGCAAGATGACGAAGAACACGGAGTTCAAGTTTTTGGTCTATGCGGACGGCTCACCGCTCACTGCCGTCAATAGCATTACTCGTATCCTCAATAAAGTCTTCGGTCGTAAGATTGGATCGTCCATGATGCGCCACATCTACCTCTCGTCCAAGTACGGAGATTTGAAGGAGGAGCAGAAGGAGGACGCAGTGGCTATGGGGCACTCCGTAGCGGAGCAACAGAACACTTATGTGAAGAACTAGAGATACTTGTGCTGTATAAACCTATACAGCAATGTGCTGTATGACCTACTACAGCAGTCTTTTTACAGCACATTATTAACTATGATGAAAAGTCATTTACATATACCCAAACTATAAGGAGTATAACCAGAGATGAACGACCAGAAGACGCTTGTAGAGATTATTGCCGACATGGAGAAGACCTATTGCCGTCTGCGGTTCAGTATTGCGAAGTTTGCGACGGAGCGCAAGGCACTAGGCAAGGTCAAGTTCGCAAATCGCACTCCAGAACACAAGGCGATAGATGATAAGGCAGAGATGTATAAGTTCCACATGGAGAATACTGCCGATACGCTCTTTGGTCTCTATCGCTACAAGGGTCAAACCATTAGCAAGATGCAGTTCTGGGGCATCTGCGATAAACTCTACGAGGCTTATATCGTAAAGAAGGCAGAGAAGAAGGCACAAGCTTAAACATTGTACCCTAAAACAAATCGGTCGGCAACGACCCCAACGAGCCTATAGACATAGGTTCATTGGGGGCTTCGTCCAATGGTCAAGACATCGCCCTTTGAAGGCGAGAATAGAGGTTCAATTCCTCTAGCCCCCAGTAAGCGAGTTCAGTCTCGCCATGAAAAATCTAAACTTTACATAAATGGAATTAGGCAAAACCCATGTTGGCGATTGCGTAGAATTAGCCCCCAGACTTATAGACAAGAGCATAGACCTTATCATTACTTCACCGCCGTATTACAATTCCCAACACAAGTATCAACGAGGCTCTGGCTTCCACTATACCCAAGACATTGGTGAGCCACTCTACTCCATTGAAGATTTCTTTGAAGCCATTAAGCCCAAGCTCAAGGACGATGCGATGGTTTGCTTAAATCTTGCATTCTCGTACGGCGAGACTGGAGTGATGCGCCCTTATGATATATTGAACCGCTTACGGAAACAAGGCTATTTCGTCATAGACCAAATCATCTGGCACAAAAACAATCCAGTTCCTATCCAAAACCGATTGACCAATGCTTATGAACTTATCTTCGTGCTCTCCAAATCTCCAAAGGGCAAATACTATACAACCGAATACACGCATAATGTTTGGAAGTTTCCAATTACTAGAGGTGTAGGACACTCTGCCGTATTCCCAGATGAACTTCCCAAACTTTGCCTCAAACATTTTAGTAAGGAAGGTGATGTTGTGCTTGATCCGTTTATGGGGTCTGGTACAACGGCACGAGCATGTGCTGAACTCAAACGACAATGGATTGGTTTTGAATTGAATGGCTCATATGTGAAAGAGGTTTAAAGAAAAGATATATCATAATAGATATATAGAATGGAAATCCATCATGGAGATTGTTTGGAAGTAATGAAGAAGCTCCCAGAGAAGAGCATAGACCTCTTCGTATGCGACTTGCCGTATGGTTGCCTCACTGGCGGTGGTGGAAAGGAAAAGGCAAAGCGTAAGGAGAAAGGGAGTACTGATAGTATCGCTGGGTGCGACTGGGACATCAAGATAGACTTACCGAAACTCTGGGAGCAAATTACTCGGCTGATGAAAACTGATAAAACGCCAATTCTCATGTTCTGCAATACTCGGTTCGGCGCAGAACTTATCGCTTCCAATCCCTCATGGTTTCGTTATGACCTCGTATGGTACAAGTCTAGAGGCGTAGGATTTCTTCGTGCGAACAAAGAGCCTTTGCGGTCGCACGAGTTCATCTATGTATTTTCCAAGCGAGAAGCGTTTTACAAGCGCATTGATATTGAAGGCGATTTTCCACCTTATGTCGGTTCGCATTCATCGGCAAAAGTCTATAATCTAGAAAAGCCAGATAAGGAAGGGTACAAGAAGGTAGATAGTAAGAAACGATGCGTCAAGTCCGTAATTACAATTGGTAATGAAAGCAATAAGAAGGGACACCCAACACAGAAGCCGAAGGAACTATACAAATGGTTGATTGAGCGATATTCCAATGAAGGCGACACCATTCTAGACCCAACGGCTGGGAGCTTCAATTCGGTCGCAACGGCGCATGAGCTCAAGCGCAAAGCAATCGGCATTGAAATGAATAAAACATACTTTGATAGGTTCAATGCAACTCTATCGTCTTCTTCAGCGTCATAGTTTCATTCTTGTACGGCTCGGCATCAGCCGTTATAATCAATGTATTGGTCTCAACACACTTATAGATTGAGAAGTTTGATAAGTTGTACCAATGAGGCAACGGAATACGAATGACGGCTCGTCTATTATAGCCAATATAAGTCGCTAATGTTTCCCAACCCCATGATGCTCTCATTTTTAATGGGTAAATATTAAAAATTAAACAAAATATCGCACTTTCTTACCAATTGTAAGCATATAATTGATAAGATGGACTATTTTCGCATTAGAAAAAATATTTTTTCTCATAGGAAAATCCATATAGGGCTGATTTACTTCATTAATTACGATGTAAAGATGTGTTTTAGATGCCGTATTTAACAGCAATGTCGTGGTCGGCAGTGTAATAATCCTTTCCATGATCTAGAAATGAAAAAACTCTCGCAAACTGCCATTGGATCATCGGTAATCTTGCCGTGCGTGGATATTTATTAGTGTTGGGGTTCTTACTGAAATCCTTTTTCAAGCGTACCGACGCTTCATTATGAAACCATGCACCTTTGCCCCTTTCCATAATCTCATGTAAGGCTTCCATAGGCACACCAGTCAAGTGCGATATAGTTGTAAGCGACAAGTGGATATTGGTCGGCAAACCCAAGCGCCGTAAGACATTCTCTCTATGCGTCATCTATCTATATATACACAGCAAAAACAACAGCGCCCATTTCGGCTATGATGAGAAGTGGTTTAAAGGTATGAGGATAAGTATAATCATAACAAATGGTCGGCGCAACTGAAACTTTTTTCTCCCCAGAGAATAAAATGAAAAATGTTGGCGAGGTCGGTAAAAAAGTTCTCCCAGACTTGCCCCCAGAGGTGTCTGGATATGCCGTACTAGGTTGGAACTTGGTAAGCGGTGATATGTATTGGAATGACGAGAAGCAAAGCAAGATGTTCAAGCACCACTCGTCGTCATGGCTCAAGACCCCAGTATGCCGACCGAATGCTTCTGGGTACGCCCTAATGACTGGCGCAGTCTCAAATATGACGGCAATTGATATTGATGACTGCGACGAGCCACACAATCAAGTCATTATTGCTATGCTCATGCCCAAGTGCAATATGATTGCGAAAACGCAAGGTGGCGGTAAGCACTTCGTCTTCAAATATGACCCACGCATCAAGACGACACAAGACAAGTCGCTCAAGCTAGACGCTCGTAATGACGGCGGACTACTCTATGTATCACCGAGCCGTTTCAAACTACCGAATGGTGAAACTCGTAGTTATGATTGGATATGTGAGCCAGATGATGACGAGACACTGAACCCAATTCCAGATGAGTTCATTGAGTATGTAGAGCGCAAATGGAAGGGCAAGTATGTGAAGGCAAATGAAATTGTCCAAGAGGCAGTCGTGCCCATGATGGCGCAACCGCAGACTGATGGGGCAGTCGCCGAGCCGAAAGAAGAGGCGAACTCGCTACTTGGGGTTGTGGCTGACCTACCGAACAAGTGTATTGATGACTACGGCATTTGGGTTTCAATCGGTATGGTCTTCCATAATGTAGGTCTGCCGTGCTCGGCGTGGGACGAGATTTCCAAGCGTGGTAAGTCTTATCAGTCTGGAGCGTGTGCAGAGAAATGGCGATCATTCGGTAAGGGCTATAGCGGTCGCAAGATGACTGGTGCGTCGCTCTGGGCTCTGCTCAAGAAGGAGAACCCCAGTGCCTTCTACGCTCGTATGGAGAAGCGCAACGACTTCTGGACACTCATTACTCTACTCAACCACAAGGACATCGCCGAGTATTTCTACAATATCAATCCAGATGCTTATGTCTGGCACGAGGTACAAGGCTGGTACTCTCTAGAAAGCAACAATACATGGAAGCATTACGAGAAGAGCGTTCCGTCTCGGCTCAAGCACAAACTTGCCGACACAATGATGACTTTGGCGATGGACACCAAGAAGGCTGAACTAGCTCGGTACATGCGAGAAAGCTCAATTGAACGAGACCCAATCAAACAAAGGGAACTCACCAAGAAGCACGATGAAGCAATTAAGTTTATCAATGGCGCATACAAGGCGTTTGGCTCTAGCGAGATGTGTAATGGCGTAATCTCCTTCTTGAATGCCTATTACGAGAAGGCAGATCTAGATTTGCTCATGGACGCTAATAAGTTCCTATTTGCCTTTACTGATGGTTTGTATGATGGAGAACTCGGTGCGTTCCGTCCTATTCAGCCTCACGACTACATTAGTACAACGACTGGCTATGCTTACCCCAAGACCAAGAACGAAGCCGTGCGCAAAGAGATTATGACCTTGTTCTACAATATCTTTGAGAACGAGGAAACCAAGACCTATCTATTGCGTGTATTCGCATCGTGTATCTTTGGCGGTAATCGTTGGGAAGAAGTCTATATTCTCAATGGTGTAGGAGGCAACGGCAAGGGTGTAGCCAGTGATTTGCTAGAAACAACGCTCGGCGACTATTTCTATACCGCAGATATGGCTCTATTCACCAAGAGTGCAGAGCGCAAAGACCAGCCCATTCCAGCCCTTGTGGAAGCTCGGTGTAAGCGTGTGCTCATGCTCACCGAACCAGAGAACGAGGACACGATGAAGACTGGAATTATCAAGAAGCTCTCTGGCGGTGATAAGGTAGAGTGCCGAACGCTCTACTCCAAGAATATCGTACGCTATGTGCCCATGTTCAAGCCGTTTCTCCAGACCAACACTATTCCCAACTTATCTTCGCTAGACGGCGGTATTCAGCGCCGTATCGTCGTCATCAAGTTCCCTTTCCAGTTCGTTTCAAAGGAGAAGATGGTGAGGGATTTCCATCGGCTTGGAGATCCAGATGTGAAGAACAAGAAATGTAAGAGCGCAGAGTGGCGAGATGAGTTCATGCTCATACTGACGGAGATTTATAAGGAAATCAAGGACTGGAAGTCTCTGCCTAGACCCAATAGCATCAACGAAGCGACTGGCGATTACATTGATGCGAACAATACCCTCAAGGAGTGGTTGGAGAAGCACTATGAGATTACTCGCAATGAGAAGGATTACATCGGCGCAAATGATCTCAAGAACGATTATGTGAATGATATGCGGATTGAACGCAAAGATGTACCAAGCCCCAAGAAGTTCAAGGAGTTGCTTCTAGTCAATCAAGTATTCAACAAGAGAACTGCAAAGGGCAATGTCTATTGTGGAATTAAGCGCAAGGAAACGAACAACGAAGAAGAGGAAAATGAAATTGTGGATTAGTGTAGGGTGTGTAGGGACAATCGCAAACTTCTCCTATACGAGAACAAAAATCCAGCCTAGCCACAAAGTCTGCGATTTACCCTACACTACATACATCACTAGAAATAGTTTATCATTATACATTGACTGGTACTGGAGGTTCGTTGAGTTTGCCCTCCTCCATGAGCTTCTCACACGCAATGCGCTCCTCGTCATTGAGCTCCTTGAGTGCCCACTGCTTGACCTTCTCTACAAGCGGTTCAACCTCCTTCTCAATGATGTGGAGGTAGATATAGAAAGCGTCCGTTGCCTTCTTCGGCGCTTCAAAGATCTTGTCCAGTGCAAGAAGGAAAACATCGCTGACGGAAACTTCTGTCTCTGGGAGTGAAATAAAGGCACTATCATTCGGCACTGGTGTAGGGGTCTTCTCGCAAATGCTTACTCCCCTTCCACGATAGGCATCTAGGGGTGAGGGGACGACTGGGGAGATGATCTCTGGGGCTTCGCTCATTTTACTTACTCACAACATTTTTAATGGCGGAAAAAACCTCACTATAGAACATAGAGATGCCCTATAGTATCGTTCCATTTGAAGATGGGTATAGAGTAGTCAGTGAGAACGGACACATTCTGTCGCATAAGCCACTGACCTACGACCAAGCCAAAGCCCAAGCGACTGCAGTGCGCATACATGAGTTTGGTGGTGGTGGTAAGGACTGGTACTTGAATATGGCTAGGGCTAGGGCACGAGCCTACGGCATCAACAATCTAGAGTATGCCGATGACGGCAAACACAAGTTCCAGATCACAACGCCAGACGGCAAGATACGGCGCTTCGGCTTGAAAAATTATCATGATTATCTCCTCTGGCAAAGAGTGGAGATGCTGGGAGGTGCGCCAGAAGGTACGGCGGACATTCAGCGTAAGAAGTATCTATCACGAGCTACGAAGATAAAGGGCAACTGGAAGGCAGACAAGTATTCACCCAACAATCTCGCAATTCATATCCTCTGGTAATCAAAACAATTCATAAGAGCATGGGTTTCCATGCTTATATGAGTTTTAGTGGGGACTTGCGATCACAATTATTTCCGCTCAAAGAACTTATCGCAATGCTGACAGACGAACTGATTACTATGAGCGACGCACAAGGTGATCGGCTTATCTGGGTTGCTCGTATGAGTAGCGACAGATTTGATGGTTGCTATGTGGGGTAAGATGCTGTCCCCATTAATACTGGTGATAATATTTTGGGCGTAAGTCTCGCACCTCTGGATCGGCTGAAACTTTGGTGGAGAAAGAAAGATGTATTGATCCATTATTCTAGGGCGACGACTTTATTTAGGCGTTCGTAGATGCTCCGCCATGATGGAGGCGGTGGTGAGCACCCTTGCGATGATGACCCAGACCCACAGAGGTCAGCACATCTTGGGCGGACTGGGGGAGCATCGGCTTAATCTTCTCGGCGACCGCCCTAATTTGAGGGAGGTGAGCCATCGCCATCTCACGAACACGAGAGATTACATTGCCCATGCGGTGCAGAGCGTGTTTGCCTCCAACCCAGCGAGTGAGCCCAGAGCGAGACCCAGCCATCGGCGCAGAGATGATGTCCGCCTCCGTGAGCACACCCTTGATGATGCGAGACGAACCACGAATGGTCTCAAAGAAACCAGAGTTCGCCGTAATCGTGTAGAGATTGTAGGCGATGCTCGTACTGCTCGTAGGATTGTAGAAAGTTGCGTTGAACTGGAAGGTGAAGTTGCCGACCAGCGACGGCGCTTGTCCGCTCTGGAGGGTGACATCTTGGGACGGCTTGAGCACGAGGAAACCACCAGTCGTCGCAACAGCGGATAGGTCGCCATCACCAGCAGTAGAGAGCGAAATACCACACTTCGCCTTACCAGACCACTGCGACCAAGGGAGGTCAAGACCATTGCGCACACACATGGCGTAGAGTTGCTGGGCAGTCTGGGAGCTCAAGAGACCGCTAAAGTTGTCCAGATTGATTGAGATGGGCTGGGCGTTGGGTGAGCCGTATGAGTTGAAGGGGTAGTACCAGTCGCCGTCCGTCGCCGAGTAAGACTGGGGTTTGCAGTAGAGAATGAGGAGGTCTGGGATCTGGGGAAGCGTAATCGTCTGGGACTGGACGCTGAATGTTCCAAACGCTGGGGCAGTCGCCGAGCCAGAGAGGACATAACGAGGGAACTCCATGTAAGGCACGACGCTCTTCTGGGGCAGAGGGAGATCAAGAGACGGCGTTAGGAACTGGACATTGACTTGGGGAGTGCCGAACGGCGAGACAACATTGGCGTTGTAGCCGAGCGCCGAAATTGTTGTCACCACGCCGTTGGTACGGAGGCAACGACCAGAGAGCGCCGTCAGCGAGGGGCTTGTCGTGTTCATGATGAGCTGAATGTTCTGGACACCGAAGATGCCAGTATCCCACTCGTGGCAGTCGCTGAAGACGAAGGGCGACATAACGAGCTTCTCCGTAGAGGTGAAGCGAACGAACAGAGGGTAAGAAGCCGTACCAGTCGTCTGGAGGGGAATGCCTTGAGCGTTGAAAGTGACAGTGACCCCACCGCTAGTGTATGTAGAACCACTGGGGTAGGCATCGGCTAGAGGAACACCAGCTGGTGTCGTGAAGGTGACATCACCCCATGCGCCGTTGGGGACTGAACCACTATCTACAGCTAGTTCATAGCCACCAATGGGGTTATTGATTGCGCCGTAGGCACTGGTGTAAGACTGGTAAGTGTCTAGGTAGGTGGGGCATGTGCGCTGGGCTCGGTTCTTCTTGTAGTCCGTTAGGCGCAGTACCTCCCAGAGCACATCGTTGAGGTTGATCGTCGTGCTCGTGTCGTTGATGGTCGCCGTCATGGTATTGACGAGCGAATGGAGAGGGAACGCCGAGAGGGCTACATCACGACCGAAGAGGCACACTGGGACACCAGTAGAAGCCGTAGCGACTGGCGTAGCCGTGAATTGCAGAAAGCACTGGGAAGTCCATTCAATCGCACGATCAACGAACACATTCAACGACGGCACTTGGATCTGGTAGGTCTGCTGGGACGAAGTGGCAGCCAACGCACGAAAGGGGCTGTTGGTCAGCGAGAGCGCACCCTTCTCAACAGCGTAGCGAGGCTTCTGCTGGACAATACGATCATCAAAGATTGAGACCTTCTCAATATCGGCGGACATTTGTATATCTTATACCTCTTTTATTTTTGAGGCAATTTTCATGGAGACAATTCTCACCCCTTCTTGCCAACTCCCTTTTTGCGAAACAAAACTTTTAGGCTGACAGATGATCCGTTGTAGAGTGTCACTGGGACAAGGGTGGAGGTGAGCCGAGACTTCCAGAAAACTTGAATATCTATGGCACGAACCTCTTGCTTGGACGAAGTGAAGGAGGTGAGGCGGTACTCGGCAGTCGGCGCATACTCAATGAAATCTCGGTAATCGTTGGCGGTGTTGAGCGCTAGGGCAACATCGGTGATAATGGGGGTGAAAGCCGAAGAGGAGGTGTTTGCACTTGCCGTGTTATTGCCCTCGCCATACACGATTGGTGCGCCGACTTGTTCGCTATACAGCGGTAAGAGGGTGCTCGTGAAAACAATGCTTTCAATCGGCGACCAGAGTTGGCTGGTGCTGTTGTATTCTTGGTTGAGTGTGAGATAGATTGGGGCAGTGGTTTGGGGGTTTGCAGTCGTTTGAGTAGGAGGGAAGTAGTAGTTCGTGCCGTTGAGATCTTCCACGATAAGCTGGTAAGTCTTGCCGAAGTTGGTAATAATAGGCACTAGAGTAGAAGTATAGCCTCCATTGAAAATGAAGTTTAGATTGGCGAAGAGACCATACATGTTCGTGTTGAAATACATGTTGCCCCTATCTCCAGATGTGCTGGGGTAGAGCGGAGGCGTATTTTTTCCAGTAGGGTTCGTAAGGCAAAAAGTGTAAGGCACAAGAATAGTAAAAGTCGTGCCCTTGTAGAGAAACGAAGGAGGATTGAATGTTGATGTTGATGCCCAGCTAGGTACTGGGTAATCAGTCTGGAGCACCCATATCGTGCCGTTGCTCGTGTAGAAGTTTCCAGTATCGTTGGTTCGGTAAGTCTGTCCAGAAGTGGATAAAGGGCTCGGTAGATCACTGAAGGTCGCAACATTAGAGCCACCAGCCAAGTTCCATGCAGACCCAAACTGATAAGGCAGAGACCCAAGAGGATAGTAAGCACTCGTTCCGCTCATAATCGTCGCATTATCACGAATGGACTTATTGACAAGGTCTAGCCACCACTGATACGACATGACATAGTAATACGGCGACGACACATTCTGTTGTAGTGTTGCCGTAGGAGGAAACGGCAAATCTAGACCTTGCGAGTTGTAAGCGTTGATAAACTCACTGACGAACTTAACATACGCAAAAGCGTAGAAAGTCTGTGCTCCAACAGAAATACCCTTGTAGGTCGTAGTTCCAGTCGTAATCCAGTCTAGACCAATACCATACGCCGTCAAATCTCGGTCTCCACCATTCACTTGGATCTGCGGAATGAAGAGCGGTAGATTACGACCGCAACCATTCATGGTGAAACGAGTAATGCTGAAGTTGTACTTGGACACATCGCTGATAATCGCCGTACTACGAGTTTCTTGGAACTGAACGACTGGCGCTTTGCCTAGCGGTGTCGCAGTCAGCGAGTTTTGATTGACGATGTTGGCGTTGTAGTAGATGTGATCTGGTTCATTATCCAGATTACCTTGCTGTTCGCTGAAGTCGTAGTCAATGGACGACGAGTAAGCCATTCTGTATATCTTATGCTGTCATTCTTTTATTTGTGAATTAGCGGATAGGTTAATCCAGCAACGAAATCATCGGCATCTAATTTACTTTTCTTAATCATATCGTGGTATTGTGGTAAGGAAAGGTGATTGAACAAAAGACGAGATGCAGTGTGGCGACCGCATGTTTCAATACTATCCTTCTCCTTCTGGTAAGGGGTCTTGTTGTAGATGACTGGGACTTCACTTTGCCGTAAGAGTTTGGTGAGAATAGGTTGATTGATGCCCAGTTCTTTTCGCAACCCACCACTTGCCCATTGAAGCTCATTATCTGGTTTTTCGCCGTAGGGATCAAAAAACTCAATATGGTCTGGTTTGCGCAGAAGACCTACCCAGTGCCCAGTATGGTCATTCTCGGTCAAGTAAAGCATGACGGCTCGTCCATCGTCATCAAAAACTTCGTCAATGTTTTTTACATTCTTCAAATACGGATAGGTAAAAATATGCGTATTTGGAAGCATCTTCGCAATATCGTCGTCTCCCAAAGCGTACCCCTCAACTTGTTGTAGGGTCATTCTGTATAGAAGGGAGATTTGAAAGTTGGGGTTTTAGGGATTTTGGGGTCGTAGGTTCTATGTCTAGAGATATTGCCATCTCCTTTTTACAGCACATAGACCGACATCGTGTATGGTTTATTGCCTTATATACCGCATAGGCTAGTGCGAGACATAAGGCAACACTTACGCCACCGATAGAACTACTTAAGAAATTATTGGTGTCCATTACATTGGAGACTGAAATTAGTTTCCAGCAGTTGTGATCTGCCATGATATTGCGAAGGTTGTGGGAGTTTGGGGAGGAGATACACCACCACCATTATTGCAAATAAAAAAGGTAATCTTTCCAGCACTAGGAACTGCCTTTGTCAGCCAATTATTGAGAACATCGTTTTCGCTTCCATTCTGGATTGTGGCGGTGACAACACTCGTCGCAGTTGCCGATGGAACTGAAAACTCTGCGTAATATTCGCCTCCACCGACAGAAGGTGTCCAAGTAAGGCTAGGATACGACGCAATACCAGCCACATTGTAAGAACCTACACCTAGAGACTTGCGTGTTTGCGGATCTTTGAGTTGAGAGATAGACATCTTTATCATTATCCATATTTTAATCTTGATGTAAGATCTTTGCGGTGTGCTGGGAAATGAGGTATTGAGGGAAGTTTTTGCTTACACAAATCCAGCGCCCCAGTTTGCGCAAATCTTTGATTTCGTCAGCGTTCATGCCGATGTGGGTTGAGAGCAAATACTTGAGCGCATGGTACGAAGTCGCTTGGGGATAGACCACAAAATGCGTTGCCTCATTCAGCAGTAGGCGTGTCTTTTTGTAGTTCGTAATGTAGTGAGTGAGGCACAAAATCGTAGTGCCAGTATGCCTTCCTTGTATAGCCAGATCATCAATGAGCGTCTGCACTGCCTTTCCTTCTGCGCCTTGAAATGTGTCGTAGTCGTCAAAGATAAGCATACAATCCTTGAACTCCTCAATAGACGGATAGTCATCAACGAGCGTATCTACACGAATGCGCTTGGGCTTTCCAATCTTCATCGTATCTAGAGTGCTGTCCTCATTCAGCTTGGAAATCAAATAAATCTCTCGGCTGGGAAACATGCGCTTATACGCTTCGGCAAGTTGCCGAGCAATATACGACTTACCAGAGCCAGACGCTCCAGCAATGTACCAGACCGAACGAGTTTTGGGGTCGCTGGGAGGAATGAGCTGGAATGAGCAGTCGTCTGGGAGCACCACACTCGTATCATGCGACTGGTCGGCTTGTATGCGGTGGTAGAGATGCTTGATCTCATCACCTTCTAGCAGATGCTCCGTAGGAACTCCACGAGCCATTGCTTCTTGAAGGCGATTGAAGACCGCTACACGCTGGGCTGGTTTGAGGTGCTTCAGTTCCTTATCGTAGCGCACTGCATTGATTTCTCGCTTGGGCTTACGAGCCTTCTTCTCGTCGTCTGTATTGAGATACAAAATCTCACCATCGTAATCCCCTCCTTTGACAATTGCAATCGGCTTGGCGGTCTTACTTTCGTCAAACGACAACGAGGGCATTTATTTGACCCAGATATTTTAAAAAAGTGGAAACCATAAGAGGTTTTCGTATGTAGAAATGACTTATTCT